AATGCCTATTTTAAATTCGTAAGTCTTTTTAGACTCTGTAAGTATTTCTGTAAATGATCTCATTGCGCAATGATCCCTGTTCTATATGTATTATTTATCTTTATCTAAGCCTTTGAGCTTCTCTAGTAGACTGTTTCTATCAGTAACAACGTAGCCTGCACCATTAACTATATCACCGTCTCCTGGTCCAGCACTATCGTTGTCCTGCTTTTGTTTTTTAAGTTGTAACTCAACTACCTTTAATTTATTATTAAGTTTAGCTACTTTAGCATCTAAACTAGTTTTAAGCAATCCGCCAGCAGTTTCAAATACCCTGCCACTATAACGACTTTCTACATTCATACCTAAGTCCATTAAATCTTCGTATGCACTCATAGCCTTGTCTGCAATTTCATTAAGCTCATCGTCTGCCATTTTGCCTAAGCCTTTTATAGCCGGCAATGCTGCTGCAATTTTGTCAAACTCTTCAATATCGCGAAATGTTTCGGCTACGTTAGCCATTTCGTATTTTGCTTGTTCTACTTCTTGAACTTCTGCTTCTTTTATAATTTCTTTTGAATCAGGTAAGTTTAATAAGTCTTCTAATTTTTTTGTCATGGTTCCATTCCATTATATGCTACTATTATTTATCTTCTTCTACCTGTGTGGAAAATATCATCTTCAGTAACAATACGGAATGTTATGCCTTTTTGTTTACACCATGCTCTTGCAGCTTCCCATTTAGCTTGATTAACAACCCAATGTGCTTGATTGTGCTTACTATTACCTAGTCGTTCTCGATGAGCTTGATTTGCAGGTTTAACTTCGATTAGTTCTACACGCTTTTTAGTACTTTTATCTGCATACGAAATAAAGAAGTCGGGTACATATACAGTTTGTTTGCCTGTTAAGGGATTCCGGTAAGGTATACGTACTGCTTCACTTGCCCAATTTTCAATTGCAGGATGTTCGTCGCAGAATTTCATAAAAGTAAATTCCCACCCTGAACGATATGTAGGAGTTTTAGTACCTATATATTTTTGTGGATTTTTTAGATTGAATTTACCTTGTGCAAAACGTGACATATCATATTACAACATTTCTTTGATCAAATAAATTAGACATTTCTATGTCATCTCTAAAACCTAGTACACTAGTTTTTTCTCTATTAAAATTAAGAATTTGAGCAACAATTAAACTTAATTGTACATCAGTTACACCTTTAAGAGTATCAATTAATTCTTGCACGTTTAGATCATCAATTTTCGCTTGTTGTAATAACACACTAGCTGTATTAATAGCACTAACTTTTCCAAAACCTCTTTTTAGGAAGTACCCTATAACTGCGTCTACTTCGCTCGGATTATAACTAATTTCTAGATTATAAAAATTGTTAAAAAATTCTGTAGTAATATCTTTATTTTCCATAATTTAATATCCTAAATTATTAAGTGCATTTGAAGCAACCTGTGCTAATTTTTGATCACCAGCTGCAATTTTATTCGATATTTGCGAATCATATGCTGCCTTTTGCGAAGCAGAGGCATTATTATAGTCATTAACACTTACGTTTGGTATTGCTCCACTGTTAATTAATGCAGGATTTACTTGATTCTTGATAGCAGGCGATAGTAACAACCCGGCGATTTGACTGCTAGATAATGTTTTTGAATTATTAGATGTTGTAGTTATAGGTGTTTGTTGATTTTGTGGATCAGGCACCGGCAGTTTATTTTGTGATAGTATATTAGTTACCACTCCACCGATAACACCTGTTGCAACTTGCTTTAAAATATTTTTGCTCGGACTGTTACTATTACCAAATGCTTTATTTAATAACGCCGAAGTACCTAACCCAATTAATGCAGGCAGTAATCCTTTTTCGCCGCCGCCTGGGATCATAGCATCATCGAGATAACCTAGTGGGCTAGGTGTTACATCATAACCTACACTTTGATCTGCAAATCCTGCTGGAGTGTCTCCAGCAACAGTGCCGCTAGTATATTGTACTGCTTCGTATGCAACACTCATTGTGTTTTCATTGAACTCACTGCCATTACTGTTAACATCGCCATGATCCCATGCTGTTAACAAAGGATTAACTAAAGTATATGCTACCCAATTTCTGCGTGACAATTGATAAATTGTAATGCTTTTAAAAAATGGATTTCTTTTGCTATTATCTAGACCGTAACTGGGCACTCTAGCAAAATACTTGTCTCTAGGTCCATATGCACCGTCAACTCCGTTTGTAACTTTATTGGCATCAACAAAATAATATCTGTAGTATTCTTCTAGTAATGCTCTAGTTACACCAGTATTATCATCGTGAAACGTAATTCTACAATCTTCGTAGTCAACTCGAGTTTGTACATTCTTTTTACGATTGTATTGTTGTTTGTTTTCTACACTTGCTCTAAAACTAGGCAAGTCTGCACTTTTAACTAATACTCCTAATTCTTTTTGAAATCTAAAAACATTTGAAGTTGCACTATTACCTATTTCATCGTTAGGATCAAACCTAACATGATACATGTATTTTGTTTTAGGAGAGAACGCAAAGTTGTTTTGAGTATAGATTTGATTTGCGTGACGAGCGTCACGCAAATGTGTCTCAGATTGAAGGTTGAATAGGAATGCATCTTTTAAACTCATACTAATATTTATCCTTACGAATTATCTGCGTATATAAAGAAAAGCGAAGATTGTCAGACAATCTCCGCTTTCTATATAAAACACCAACCTTAACTAAGCGTATTAGCCAGTAACAGTTGTTCCGCCTGTTGACGCTGCAATTGCTCTTGCAGTTGCTTCGCCGATGCCTTCGAATGATTCGTCTGCACCAAACTGGATAGCGTTATCGTAACTAATACTTAGTGTAGTTGTTACTGCTTCGTTAGTAGCATATGCTAGTGAGTTGTAGTTAGCTGATTCAATGTAGCAACCTATTAATCTAAAGCGATCAATAACTGTTGCACCGTTTGCACCATTTCCACCGTCTAGTATTTCGATGCTAGTTTGGAATTTGTATGAGCCACTTGATACTGCACTTGACTGCTCGAAGAAATCGAACTGCTTTTGTAGCTGCTGACCAACAACTTTTTGTACGTTGTTGTTTGCATCTTCGCGTAGTGTAAGTGTAATTGGTTCCCATGTATGCTTACCTGCAAGATATGTTTTGCTGTTGTAAGCTTCAATTGTCATTTTTTCAAAACTTACGTTTGGACGAGTTACGTCCACTACTTGTCTTGAAATTTCTCTTGTACCATCTGGTCCACCAGTAGTACCAAAATTATCTAGTAATACTCTAAAGCGATACTGTAGTTTAGGCATCAATAATGATGAGTTACTTCCAGCGCCTTCAGTAGGTACACTAATATTTTGTAAAGTTGTGATTGGCATTATGTTCTCCTATACAGTATTTATGCCTCAATGAGTGGAGGTAAAACTCCACTCATTATGTGCGCATATTATCCTAGTGCTGCAATTTCGCCTGTGTTCTTAATACGCAACGGAATGTAAATAAATTCAATTGCTTTTACTGGCTCAATAGCAATGTCTAAGTATAGCTCATTTCTATCAATTCTTGCAGGTGTGTTGTTTGATTCATCACACACTACTAAGAAGTCATAAAGTGCTCTTAGTGCTACTAGTTCTAGTAACAGTGCATCTGCTGCTGCTTTGACTTGATCACGTGTGATCTTGTCATTTGGCTCAAACAAGTATGGTTTTGCCAACAGCTCTAGCTGTCCACGTAAGTAAACAGTTAGACGTGCTACGTTTACACGATCCAATGCACTTGCATTTCTTGCACGAGTCTTCTGTCCAAATACAACAAGTCCTGCACCACTAATAAATGTGATTGGGTTTATGCTGTTGCTGTACAATGTATCGCGCTGTCCAGTGTTTAGTGCTACTGAAACAAATTCGCCTTCGCTATTAATGTAACCTGAACTTGTAGCATTGCTTACGCCACCACGTCTTGTACCTGCTGGAGCAAACCAGGGAAACGCAACTTGGTCGTTTAGTATAATAGTACGTAATGCCATGTGTGATGCTGGAACAACAATGTTATTACCTGCATTATCACTTGTAAAGCCTGCGCCATAATACATAGCCATGTACTCGTCAAAGCTAACTGCACCATTGTCGTTATCTTCTAGTGCTAGTTTAACGTTAGTTGCCCATTCATTCAATGAAGTTGCATCTGGTGTTAAACGTAATGGTGTGTCACCAATAACAAATGCTGTTAAGCGTCTATCATAGTTTAGTGTGATCATTTCACCAATTAGCTCTGGGTAACCTGGAGCTGCAATTAAGTTAAACTGACGACTTTCTTCGTCACGGATATCTTGGTTACTGTTAACAGTTGCTTGTAGTGCTTGTACAACACTCTTACGCTGTGCGTGACGTCCAAAGCTTCCTGAACCATCTGCTTGGTTACCTGAATCAGTAACCCAACGATGTGGGTAGTAAGCTGCCATTGGAGCGCCTGCATCTACGCCACCTTGACGAACGTTTTTAGCTGTTAAGTCAACATAGTTACGTTCAAAACGCTTAACGTTAAATCCGCTTCTGCGTAGATTCCATAGCAACATACCTTTTGGATATAGTGTAGGATCTGGTGCATCTGTGTCTAGATAATCACTTACTAGTAATTCTGCAATAGTTGCACTTGGTGCATCGTCTTTTGTGCCGCCTGTATCGCCATCACGTGCATCTGCAAATAGTACACCGTTTTCAGTTGTTTGATCTGCTTTATCCATTAAGATCCAACCACTTGCACCTGTTGCTGCAATTGTTGGATTATACTTGTAAATTGCTGGATAATTTTCAACATCTGCTGTACTTACCCAAATATCGCCTTCTACTAGATTATTGCCGTTGTCTTGCTTAATAGGTGCTGTTGCTGAAACCATCGGTCCTTCTGCGTTAGTTCCGCTATATGGACTTGAATCAGCTGATAAGCCAGTACCGCCAACATAGTTTAATCCAACCCATGTGTCGCCATTATGTACCATAATATCTACTTCGTCAACAACACTACTATACCATAATTGTCCGTGTGCAGGTAAACTTAATGGAACTGAACCAGATGCTGTGTAAGTTAGTGGCTTCCAGTTAGATGCTACTAATCCAGTTGCATTTGGTCCTACATACAAGTTTACTGTATTTGCTGCACTAAATCCGTATAATGCTAATCCACCGTCGGTGTCAACAATCTTAATGTCGCCGCCTAGTTTGTGCTGGATTACAACTCTATTTTGTGCGTCAACTAGTGCTATAACATTTGTTAAACCTTTTGCATTAATTGCTGCTGCTAATAAATCTGCGTCAGTAGTTGCACCTGTAGTTATAACACTTACTGTTACAGGAGCAGTCATTGCTGCTGTGTTTGCTCTTGTTTCAGATAAAGTAAATGTATAAGTACCTGCTGCAACACTAGTAACTACTGTACCAGTAATGCTTGTTGCTCCTGCTGATGCTCTTGTAAAGATTTTGTAGTTACCAATAGGATTAGCAAGTTCGTCTACATTAACATTAACATAAAGTGCTCCAGTTAATAAGTTTGTGCCACCGCCAGTTTTATCAAGCCCATAAATTGCGCCTTGTGGCGTAGTGTAAAGTGGTGCTGTTACAGTTGACCATAGCTGTGTAGCTGTGCTGTACTGCTTAACACTCAGTTTTGCGCCACCGTTTGGTGTAGTTGTTTTAATCCAAACTGAGCCACTCGGTGCTGGTGTTGTGTCGCCTGATTTAAATTCAGGGACGCTAGTGTGTGGTGCTGGCTGTAGTCTCGGTGTACTATAGGTAGCTGCTGTAAGTCCTAAGTCTCCTAGCAAGTCGCCTGATCCGCCAGCTGCAATAGCAACTTTACTATCAGCTGTTCCGCCAGTTGATGCACTTAAACTATTGCCGTAAATTTCAATTGAACCATCAACTAGTGCTGCCGATACCCCTGCAATTCCTGCTGCATTAATAATTGAAACAAGATCTGCAATATTTGTTTCAGCACCTGTAAAGTTTACAGGAGTAGTATTAATTACTATTCCTTCACTTGCTGCACCTGCTGTTGTTAAGTCAGGGTTACTTGCTGTACCGCGTGTAACTGCCCAACTTGCTTTCCAGTTGTCGCTGCCTACTTCTACCCAAGTGCCGCGATTTGTTAATCTTTGAGCTGTTGTACCGTAACCTGGTGTTTTGTAGTACAAACGGTTCATTGTATCGTTTGCGTCTACAGCATAGTCGCCAATTTGACCGATTGATGCTTTCGGCGCACTAGCTAAACCTGCGCTTAAATCAGTAACTACAGTTAATACTGTTGGTGTTTTTGCTGTAAATGTTTGGCCGCCTGTTACTGTAATTGCTGCGCTATTCCATTCGAGAATTCCAAAATTGCTTGTTGAAGTGTCAAACCAGTAAGCGCCATTTGCTGGATCGCCGCCTGGTGCTGATGCACTTGCTGTTAATTCTGCTGTGTCTAAATTAGCTCTTACAACGTATACACGATTCGACACGCCTAGTGCTGAATAAGCAGCTTGTAAGCCATACTCATTAAGCTCGCCACCGTGGATCATATTGCCGTTGTTGTCGCTGTAAAATAAAGGGTCGCCAAATGTTTCACCAAGCTCTCGTTGACTAGTGATCAAATATGGTTTTCCTGCGTTTGCTGTAATTGTACCTGCTGCTGTTCCTGTCCCACTGCTTCTAGTTTTATTACTAGCAGTAGCAACAAAGATCATAGGTACCGTTCCAGCTGATGCTGGAGTGTAGAAACTTTCGTCAATTACATTGACTTCTACGCCTGGTGATACTAATGCCATGTTATTCTCCTGTTGGATGTTAGTGTTTTCTATACAGTATTTATTATAATAGACACAAAACACCTAGCATATACCACAGAAAAAGGTACCAAAAAGGTGAGCTAAATACGACATGAGACCATTATGCAAGTGCGGGCTGCGTCCAGCTGCAATAAACTATAAAAAGAACAACAAAACTTACTATCGTAAACTGTGCGAAAAATGTTTACGCAACGGATTAGGTCACGGGATACCATTTTGGAAGCAGCGCGGGTACGAAAAGAAAAGCGTATGTGAAAAATGTGGATTTAAATCAAAGCATGACGAACAGTTTAACGTATTTCACATAGACGGTGACTTAGTTAATTGTCGGCCTAATAACTTAAAAACTATCTGTGCTAACTGTCAACGTATTATGCAAAAAGAAGGGGTACGTTGGAAACAGGGTGATTTACGACCTGACTTCTAAGTAACACATTAGTCTATCTAAATTAAATTTCAAATCATCTAATGTACCATTGTTGTCAATAGTATAATCTGCCATCCATTGTTCAAGACTCATACTGTCTTTTGATTCAGGAGGAAGATGATCGCTACGATCAACCCAAATAGCATAATCAAACACACCAGTATTTTTCATAGCGTGGAATTCTTTTTTGTTTCTTAATCCGCAGTAGATATCATATTCGGCAAACATTTCTCTGCCCAAAGTTGCTGCGTCAGGTATATTATAATCACAAATAGCTTCGTACCATTCTTGACGATGATTGTGTCTATCAGCATAGCACTGTTCTTCGTCAGTGTACCCGTATTTGTCTTTTAGATCATTATAGATAAACAACTTGCTACAGAACTTACTACTGCTTTCAAAACTATAACCATATTTGTCGCGAAGCATTTCACATACAGTGTCTTTACCGTGTCTACCATGGCCAATAACTAATAGTTTCAGTTTCATATTGTTCTCCTATAATTATATTATTATAACAGAACTTATGTATTTGTCAACCTTGATTTATTCTTAATAATAAAGAAATTTGCGGCGCGAGTAATATGTTTGTATACATTTTTATCTTTAGAATATTCGTCAACTGCGTCAATTATTCCTTGGAACCTCGGTAGATAATCGTCGCCACATACAATCGAAACATTAGAAAATATTGATAACCATTGTTTCATAACTTCATATTCATGTCTATCATCGAGATATACTAAATCCCAATTGTTTGTAAATTCTTTACTTACAATCCAGTCATCGGAATCCATTTCCCAAACTGTTTTTATTATTTGTTGATTAGGATGATATGATATAAACTTATCAAATATTTCTCTTTGTGTAGTGTTTCTTTTATTGCATTTCCAAATAAAACTTGCTATTATAGGATTTATTCTTTTATAATTTGTATATTGACTTTTATGAAGCCACTTACTAGTTAAGCGAAAGTTATCTAATACACAATAAGTTGATGTAGGCGGTAGCGCATCTAACCAAGCCCAAGTACTTCTGCCATAGCCGCAACCTATTTCTAATACTCGAGGATTTTCTGGAAGCTCTGCTACTAAGTCTTTATATTCTCGATGCTGGATACTGTTAGTCCAGCCTGGGACGTCCAACGGCTTATTGATTTTGAGTTTTCTCATACCTAGTCCTTTATAACACAAATACTAGATATTTATTCATTCAATCGTAACCTAATACAGCAACTCGATTTATTTCTTCTGCTTCTCGTTCTGCCCATGCTTGCTCAAATCCATGTTCATACTGATCTAAGCATCCAGATTCATTATTCCACAAACGTTTGAAATAACTTTCGTAATAACCTTCTACAATATCGTCTGGCTCTGATATGGGGATTAGGTGACCTTTAACTAACCAAAAAAGTCTGTTGGCTTCTTTTCTTACAAATGGACTGCACACAATGTAACTCCTTTGTTATATTGTATTTACAGCATACGTAAATGTTAGCGTAAACTCGGGTGTTTTTTAGCCTATTAAGAATCCGTAGCCTGTACCACCTGAAACAGCCATACTAACTTCAACTTCTAGTTTTTCCATTTCAGCTTGTGCTTCTGCTTTTAAGCTATCGCCATTGAGTGTCGAGCCGCCTTGTGGACCGGCAATAGTAGCA